ATATACAAAATCATTAAATGATGCTTCATATTCTCTAAGTTTAAAATATCTATTAAATTTACACCCAAAAATATCAGTAACTACACCTGAATCATTTATTTCAACTGAGGTATGATTATTGTTATCCTCTAATTCATAATTAAAATTACTTTCATCTATTTGTAATTCTACAGTTTCTATATCTACTTGATTTGAATTTGAATTAATTGTTGGTATAGTTATAGTTAATACATAATCACCTACACCATTACTAGTAGCAGCTAAATCTACTGTAGCTGCTGTAAGAACAAAAACTAGATCACTCCCACCACCAGCAGTTGCTCCTAAAGAACCTGAAGGGATTGTAATAGTATCACCTATTTGATATCCTGATCCTAATGTGGTTAATGTTACACCTGCTAAGTTTGTATCTGGATCTAATGTAATACTTGCTTGGGCTGCTACTTCATTTCCATCTCCTGTTAAATTTACATTATAAGTACCAGCAACAGTACCACCAGGAGTTTGGGATAAATCGTTGAAAAAATCTCCATCTGATTTGAGGGGGGCTCCATATAAATTAATAAGATATTCATTTAATTCATCACTTGACCATGTAAATGTATCCCCAATTTTAACTCCTTCTCCTACATTAGTAGCTATTAAATTTGTTAACTTACCTTTACCTTCTGGTGATAATAAAGTTTCTGAAAATGTTAATTCCCATTCTATATTGGTTGCTGTAGTAGAGGTAGTACTAGATGCTGTAATAGCATATGATCCGGTAGTATACTCATTTTGATGGTTTGCAATCCCCCCTATTGTGTTGTCTACATTTAATATTAAACTATTTGTAGTTAATCTAGACCCACCTAATATATCTGTTGTAAATAGAAAAGTATCTCCTATTTCATAACCACTACCTACATTATTAATGTTTATAGAAGTAATTGAACCTGAATTTGTTGTTACATCAAAAGTTGCATTTGTTCCGCTTTGTATTCCACCATATGTGCTTACTCCAGTATAAGTAATATCAGAATTACTATAAGATCCAGTAAATTTAGATCCTGTAAATGGATTTGTTGTGCCTAGTTGGTATAGATTATTAAAATAGTTACTACCCGATGTATTTAATGTATTATATATTCTATTTATTTCTCTTATTCCATAATTTTTATCAGATCCTGTCCAAGGTAAAGTACCGGCAACATCAGAAAAGAAAGTTGTTCCAAACGTTATATTAGTAATGTTTGAAACATTAGTATATATAAAGTTACTAGAAGTTAATTGACATGAACCTGAACCGTCTGGTGTGACTCTTGTAGTTGTACCTTGTGTTTCAGGGTGGCTTACAAAATAAGCATTTAATACTACTGGTGGTGGTGGAGTAAATTGTACAATACTAAATTGACTATCTGATCCACTAAAATATTCTAATCTATATAATAATTCAGGAACATTTTCCCAATTTAAATATGGGTAACAAGGATCGTCGTTTTTAAAATTAACACCCCGTTGCATTTTAACATAAGCTGATTGGCTAAATTCCCCATTATAAAATTCACGTTGATCATCTCTAACATATAGTTGATTATTTGATCCTGTAGTTTTATATACATCAAACCAACTTTGAGTAATTCCAAATCTATTATTAGGTCCAACATTATAGCTTTCACTTGGAGCAAATTCTAAACCATTAAATCTTTCAAAAACACCACCTGTTCCTCCTCTAAATACTTGAATTGTTGATCCACTAACTGTTTCATATGTTCCTGTTTCTCCTGATCCAGTACTATAATTTCTAACATATGATTTAACAGATCCAGAATATGTTTGGTCTTCATGAGATACGGGTCTTGATGAATATACATTTCTTTCTAAGGAATGTTGTTTAACTATTACCCCTGATGATAAATTTGTTCTTGCGGGAGTAAAATCTTTTATCATTTTAAATAAAGAATTATCAAAATACTTTATTAGTCTAATAAAATCTCTAACATTATAGCTCTTAGTATACTTTAAAAAATATTGATCCCTTAAAGAATCTAAATCAGGATAATTAGTTCTTGATTCTGATATATGTCTTGGATCCCCAATATAATCTCCAATATTAAAATGACCTAATTCAGCTACTATATCATCATTAATTTGGTCAGAAGGAGAAAATGCTACTTCTAAGTAATCTGCATCTGGGGTTGTGCTTTGTGTTACATGTGAATATTGTTGTAATGATCTTTTGGATGATAAAGTATCCCCCGTTGGGATTGTATTATTAAATATTTCAATTCTATCATTTATTTTATTTTTAATACCTTGTGGTGATTGATTTAAATGAATAAATTCTTTATTAGGTAAAAAAGATCCACTTGATATATAAAATAAACTATCACTACTAAATGAAGAGGTTGAAACCCAAGAACCGGTTACTTTAGGATGAATTGATTCCCTTGAACTTGTATTTGATAAAGTACCTAAATCAGCTCTAAATATTAAATCATTTGGGGTTGTAAAACTATTCCCTTTATAGGAATAAGGATTTAAAACAAAATCTTGAAATGCACTTTCACTAATACTTGAAGAATAATATCTGATTTCTTGAATAGACCCACTAAAAGGTAAATACACATCACTTCCTATAGTTATATTTTCAGGGTGAGGAATTTGGATTTTATTACTAATTTCATATGAAGCAGTACTAAATGTTGTTAAATGATCTGATCCAGTATATTTGAGTTTATTTTCATTATTATTAGAAACATATAATGAAGCCGTGGAGTTTACAGTTGTCATTACTGACCACCAATCTCCATCAAATATAGGTAAGTATACACTAGCACTAACATTTGGGAATTCAATATTAGGGATAAATTTAATATTACCAAATTCATTATAAGGATCTGCAATAGATCCTGAATATGAACCTGATGTATTACTTGAACCAGTATATTCTATTAATAATAAACTACCAGAATTTCTTAAACCAAATAAAGATTGAGAAACATGATTATCTGGTATTCCTGGGGCTTTGAATCTTAATTGTATAGTACTTGGTTTTTCGGAGCTAAAATCATTATTAGGTAAAAATGATGAACTAAAATAATTAGTACCATCTAATTCTAAAGCATAATTAAATATGTTTTGTTTATAATCCCAATCTTGTTTATTAACTTTATTTTTCCCCCCAAATTCATTAATTCTTAAAATTGTATCAGGAATACCATATGAGGTTATTAATGCCCTTAACCCAGCTATTGTACCTTTAGTTTTAAGTAAATAGGGAATATTATGGTATATACGTTTATATAAACGTTTATTAGTATCGTCTAATGGTATTATGTCATTTGAAGCTGATATTTGAGTATTTATCAGTTCTGATCCAGTATTTGGGAATTGAATACCATCGGATGTTATACCTAAAAATGCCTCATATAAATCGTTAGTATTAAAATTATTAGAGTATAACTTAATACCAAAGTCTTTAATAGCATCAGCTACTAAGTCTTTAGATATACCATAATCTAATCTATTATCGGCATTAAATTTATTAACTATATCTTTAGTATAAACCCATATATTATCAAAATGTTGGCCCATCATATCAATAAACAAAGAATATTGAGCATTATTAGGATCATCTCTTAGATATTCAGGTATACTCCAATATAAATAATCTTGATTATTTTGATCATAGTTATGGGCCTGCAAAGCTATACCCCCATAATAGGGATCATTAGGGTTTGCACTACCTAACCATAATTTAACTTCTTCACTTCCTGTTGATTGTAAAGTATAAGGTTTTGTTATGTTGGATTTTGGATATGTATAATTTGATCCTGATGAAAAATATAAAAATTGTTCATATGAATCAAAATTATTAATTATATTTTTTATTTGGGATTTAAAATTTTCTTTACTTGAACTAAATTCAGATGTTAGGTTAGAATTACTTACTATACTTGAAGTTAAAGAAGATATTTGGTTATTAAAATTTTCTATTAATCCTACTTTATAGTAAAAATTTTCTAACCTAGTTTTTGCTGATGAAAATTTTGTATAATTATTAAAGTCTTCATAATTAATATTTATTTTAAGACCCTTATCATTAAGTAAACTTTGAATCTGATTGTTAGACCCTGTTATGTTAGAATTTAATAGGGTTTCTAATGAATGTTCTTTAGAAGCAATTCCAGTTTCTTCCTTAATTTGTAAATCTAAATTAGGACCAGCTAAAAATTCAAAATCATTGGGTTCAAAAATTGAAATTGGAAATTGGACTTGATAGCTTTGTGGTGAAGATACTAATTCTACTACCCAACATTGAGATTTTTCTTGAATATTATTAGGTAATGGTTCATATAATTTAATTATTACTGAAAAGTTATCTTCATTAATTACATCTAATTTAATATTATTAGCTATAGCTAAATTATCATCACCAAAATTAATATAAAAATCAACAAAGTGCTCTTGTGTTTCTCTATAATTTATAAATTCTTTAGTAGATTTTTCTATTTTACTATTTGATATAATATTAGAATTTAATCTAATTTCAGTTCTATCAGAACTAATTTGCTCAATATAATATTTAGAATCTATATCAGAACTTAGATGTTTTCTGTAGAATTTATAGGTAGCAAAATAGGTTCCTTCATCAAACCCTTCTCTTTGGAGATCTTGTTTTGGATCTAACAACACATGTCCATCTCTAACTGTATAAGCTAATAATGCCTCTGTAGTTTCTGGGGCTATTCTATTTTTATTTTCATCAAATAAGTAATATTCTACATAATCTGTTTCTTTTGAAAATTCAGTATCAAGTGATGAAGTTGCAATTAACGAAACATCTTCTATTGAATAATTTTCAATTTGAAATGTTTGAGAATCTATAGGTAATATTAAAACTTTATCTTTCATTTTAAATTCCAGTTATATTTCCCCCTCCTAGTGATTTAAAAATATCTGATGGGGTTTCACTTGCATTACTTATATCAACATCTAATGAGGCAGTTAATGCTATGTCTTTTCCAGTTTGTGCTTTTACTAAATTAACTTGTAATTCTAAGTTTTCTTGCCTTAATGCAGAAATTTCTTCTTGTAAAGCTTGTATTATTTCACTATCCTGTTCAAAATTAATATATTCACCACTGGTTTTTACTATAAATTCATGGGAATTATTAGCACCATTAGGTTCTATTTCATAGAATAATTCATCATATAATTCAAAAAATTCATTAACTGTAACTGTTGATTCTATATCATCAATTATGTTTGTTACCCCTAATTCATTAAAAGTAGTATCAATAGTTTTAACGTATTGGGCTTTATTAAATACTTCTTTTTTTACATCTATTTTTTCTGCCATTATCCATTAACTACTTTAAAATAATAATCTTCATCTTTTATTATAGTACTATTATCAATAATAGTTTTTATTAATATTTTATAATATCTTTCTGGTTCTAAACCATTCATGTATATATCAAAATAATTGCTATTATTGTCACAACTTATTTTAGTAAATTCATTATCAAAGTCAATTACAAATTCATTAGTATCTAAATCTTTTACAGCATAATAAGACTCTGAAGGGAGTGCAAAGTTTTGGGTGTAAAGAGATGATGTTTGGAAGGTACGAACCGGAAATTCGGGACGCACGTTTAATCTAAATCTGTTTATACTATCTAAATTAAATTCTCCTTGATTGGAATCTAAACTTATAAATAAATCTGTTGTATCTATTTCTGATAAGGTTGTAGAATATGAAGAATCATCCCATTTTATTTCTAAAGTAGGGGGATATATTGTATTTGTATCTACAGAATAATATTTAAAAATAGGTTGTATTTGTCTTGTTATTGAAAATTCAGATGAGTCAGAAATTTTTATTATAAATCCATTATTATCTATTTTATTTATAGGTAATTGTTTGGATGAAGTATACCAAGCATGTACCATATTTGTAACATCAACATTTAAATCTTTAGTTGATCTTAAGCCAAAAGTTTGGGTTGATGGTAATGATCTATTAGTAAATGAAGATCCTGAGTACCATGTTCCTCCTGTACCATTTTCTAATCCTTGAGATATACTTCCTGAGTATGAACCTGTTATATAGGGGCCATATCCTCCTGTTTCCCAAATATCAGACCCAGAATAACTTATATATTTCCAACTTGAACCATTTGTGGTTTTAGATAAATCACCAAATTCTCCTGTTCCATTTCCCCATAATTCAGATACAGGATATATTTCTAAAGTTGTGTCTAAATTAATACCCTGTATATCAGCGGCATATAATTTAAAACTACTAGAAAAATCAGACCCATTTGTTTTGTTATCAATAACATCTTCTATCTCAGATTGTGAAAATTGAACTATAGACCTTGCTACTCTAGGAGAAGGAGATTTAGTTGAAACTGTACTAGATATTTCTAATATAGCATCTATTCCTGTATTTACATCTGGGAATGCAGAATACAGGGTTGTGTCTTTTTCGGGAAATAATTTATATACTGCCATTTTATATTGTTACTACTTTTCCTTTAATATCTTGATTTATAAATTTAACTTCGAATATAGAGGGATCCAATGATGGATAAATTACTCCATTTTGTGTTGCACCTTTAACATCATAAGCATACTTTGAATACCCAGATGTTGTTCCTGCTTTATTTATAATTTCAACTTTTTTTACAGTTTGTACCCCCTGTACATTATCTAATAATACTTGTATATCTCTTAATATAATAGGTTGATTTATTTGCCAATTATCTATATTAAAATATTCTTGTACTTTTCTAATACAAAGATTCAATACTTCATTATTATTATAATTGGGTAAAGTAATTATTTCAAAATTACATGCTATGTTAATAACAAAAGCATCTTTAATACTAATGGTATCTCCTATCATTCTATACTCATTAAGATAAGTTTTTAAATTATTTTTTAAAGTAGAGGATGTTAAAGTTAGTTTTTTGGATGAATCATAAGATAAAACATACATATCTAAGGAAGATAAATAATCTTCTATATTAGGTTTTTGGACATATGCTTTAGCTATTACCCCAAATTTAGGAGGTAAACTTAATGCTCTAACTAAATAATCATTTGATGTTACATTTCTTAACTGAGATGAATAGTTTGATATAGCGTTTTGTCTTATTTCTTCAATTGTATCACCATCTTTTCCACCTATAGCAGCATTTGGGTTTGTAACTGCTACAGATTGGAATATATAATTTGCGGTAGAAGAAACTAGATTATTTTTTAAAAATTTAATTGATGAATTTTCTAATGATGTTAATGTATTAGAATTCACATTAGAACCTATTCCTCCCCCAGTTAAATATCTTACAGTTAATGTAGAATTTGAAGGAGAAATACCATAGGTGTTAGTAAATATAAAGTTAGTAGGACTAAAAGCAGTTGTTAATTTACTTTTTTCAAATGGTAGTCCTATACCTACATTCATAGGATTAGGAATAATATTTTCATCATCATCCCCAGGGTTACCAGACCCAAATTGTATTTGTAGCTGATTTTCTGATAAAAATCGAGTTGTGAATCTTCTTTGTACCTTTTTTGTTTTTAAAATATAGGGAGTATCTAAATTTTGGTAATTATTAGGGTCATTTACATTTGTGTTTTTAATACTATCAAAAATCAAATCTTGAGCTAAATAATCTACTTCATAATATTCATTCCCATCTTCATCCGTAATACTAACTATATTAGATATATTATTTCCTTCTAAAATTATAGTTGGGAATTCCTGTGGGGTTGAATCAAAACTAAATTGTTGAGATGATATAGTCCCTGAGGTTGCTTTTCTTGTTTTTTTAAGTAAAAAATAAACGGGTTCCCCATTAGATACCTGGGAGATTTTTACAACGGTAGGATCTAAAGAACTTGAAACACTAAAATCGACTGCATCTTCAATTATAAATTTTTGGGTTGAATTGTTGGCAGAAACTTGAGCATTTTCTGTTATAGTTAAGGCATAGTCATAATCAGGAACTGATTTACCATCTACTACTTTAGCTGGTAGTTCTTGGAAAAAATCTAAGTCAACACTTGCTAACCCAGTTACTTTTGGTTTGTATCCAAACATATAAGCTAAATCAAATATATTAGCCTCTTGTCTTGAATATTGTAAAAAATTCTCTTGTACCTGATTATTTAAATAGAATGTTAAAACATCTCCTACATAGGATGCCATTTCCATAAACATTATCCCGGGTGAAGTTGGAGAAAAATCTGTGTAAGTATTTGGGAAATAAGTTTGGGCATAGTTAATTAAATTAGTTCTAAACCCACTAAAATCCTGATCTAAATATCTTATTTGTCTGTTTGTTGCCATTATGAAAAGCTTAATTCTAATTCATCACTTATATTAGTATTAGCAATTGAATATATTATATTTATTGTTACTTCGTTTTGGTCTTCATTAGAAGTTAATTCAATATTTCCTACTTTTACATTAGGAAAATATAATCTTAATTTTTCTTGTAAACTTTCTTGTAAAAAATCTAGATTATCTTCCGATATTAACTCAAATATAAAGTCTCTTAATCCAGCACCAAAGGTGGGATTTGCAATTCTTTCATTGGGGTTAGTTAAAAAATAATTTATTAAATTACTTTTAATGGCTTCTTTTGTTTGATAATTGGATTTAAAAACAGCATTCCCATTAAAAGGTAAATCTAACCCAATAGCTACTCTAGCTTTGGTGTCATTAGGAAATATTTGTTTTGCTCCGAATGCCATTACTTATTCATTAATCCCATTATTTGGTCCATAGATACATTACCTTGTGGGAGTGATCCATTTGGGCTTGTTGTATCCATAGTGCCATTTACTTGTAAAGGAACATCAGCTGATGTTGCATTTATAGTACCATTTGCCCCGGGCATCATATTACCTAAAACTTTCATATAATTTTCTCTAATTTTCCCTTTTGTTTGGGTTGCTACAGGGTTAGTAGGAGAGGGAATTGGGGATGATACATCTGTGGTAGGGGTACCCATTTTATTTTCATAAATAGTTTGTTTAGGGGATTTAACCGCTTCAAGAAGAATATCTTTCATTTCTTCTTGTATTGCTTCCTTTACTGCTTCTTTTACTATATTTTTTAATTGACTAACTTTCATATAAAATGATTTATTATAAATATTAAATTAATTTGCTTTTAAATCGTTTGCTCTAATATAAAATATAAGTTCTTCTATTAGAACATTATCACTAGCACTAAATGAAGGATCTCCTTTTACTAAAACAATACCTTGGTCATTTTTACCTATGGCTTGTCTTCTTTTAAGGTTACCTACACTATTTTTATCTAATTGTACTACCTCAATAGTAAATCCAGCTATTTTGTTTTTTTCTTCAGATATATCTTCTTCAGAAGCTAATTCTTGAATAGAAGGATTTAATTCTACTAAATCAATATCCTCATCATTAGCACATTCAAATATTAAAGAATCTACTGTTTTTATTATCATAGATAATATAATCATAGCTATTATAAAAAATATTAAAGCTATTATAAGTTGGATATTTAATTTTTTATTTTCATTAGATAAATTTTCTAAAATATCTTTAAAATTTTGTAATATAGAAAGCAAAGATTGAGGTACACCAATTCCAGGAGGGGTAGCTACTGGGAATGATAGTGATGTGATTTGACCTCTCATACCTCTTAATTGTATAGCTAAATAATTAAATAATATAGCTAATCCTATATTAATAGCTACCATTATATAAATTTGATTAAGTTGTTTTGCTATTTTATTCCTTTTTTTAGCTGCTCTTTTTAGTTGTTCTTTAGTAGGACATATTTTTTTGCCTCTATCTTTAATCTTAGTAATACCAAATACTAATAATAAACTAACAGCTAAAGGTAGTAACTTAAATAAAAGAGTATTTGTAAATTTTTCAACTTGTTTTCTTCTTATTAATAGTATTTTTTCAGGTAAACTAGATGCAATTTTAGAAGCTCCTTCTATTTTGGAATAAACTTCTTTTTTTAAATCCATTGCTGCTTGTTCAGCTGCTAATTTTATATTAATTAAAGGTTTTGACTTTAAGTCAGTTTTAATTTCTCTTTTTTGAGTTACTAATTCTCCTGTTCCTGGGATGTATTCTTTATGTGAAAAAATTAATTGTGATTGAAGTAATGATTTATTATTAAAGGGTAAATATGGTATTTTTACTTTAATTTTATATTCTCCTTTATCATCAGTAAATATTTTTTTACCTTCAGGATGAATTTTAGCTAATAAAGGTTCTACTTTTACCCCCTGGATGGGTTTAGATGTTGTTTTATCATATATTTTCCCTTCAATTTCAAAAATTTCAAGTTTTGGAATAAATCCCTTTAATTTATCAACAATAACATCTTTTTCTTCTGGATTTTTAGCTGCTGATACTACATTTTTAAGTTGGTTAGCATCTAATCCAATCTTTAAAGCTTTCCTTCCAGCTTCAGTTTGGATATAATCAATTGCTAATCTTATTAATTCTTTATCAGTCATATTTAACTTAATTTTACTTTTTTAGATGTAAAATTATCATATTTAGCATTAAATCTTGTTACCTGTTCAAGTAAAGCACTGCCTGCAAATTGAGTAACAGGGCCTACTTTTGCATCTTCTTTTATAGCACTTGCTAAAGCCTCTAAGGCAAATGTTAAATTTTTTAACTCATCAGTAAATGTTTTTCCTAATATAGCAGGTTGGGGTGAATTACTTCCTCCTATATTAATTTCATCTGCTTCTAAAGTTATTGCCTTTCTACTAGCTAGACCTATATCACCATTTGCCGCTAAATTAATTACTTTTGGGGATGATAATAAAATACTATCTGATGAACTGTTAAGTAATATTCTTCCAGAATTTAAAATTATTTGAGGAGCATCAGAATATGTCCCCGGATATTTTGGAACTTGTTTTTTAGATATTGCCGTGAAATTTAAACTTGAGGCAGATATAGGAAGGTTTTGGGTTGATGTTAAATAAATACAAGAAGGATCAATTTGGATATCTTCTACTGAGGGTACAAATCCTGCTTCGTTTTTTGTTAGAGGTTGTCCATTTCTTATAATTAAAATAGGGTCTCCATCACTTCCATATTCAGACCAATTATTTCTAATAATTGATTTAGATTTAACAGTACTTCCAAATCTTATAGAAGAACCAAATCTACTTTCTATAATATTATCTCCAGTATAGGGCATCATAGGTTGAATATTTGATTTTTCAACAAAGCTTCCTCCTGTATTATTGGGACCATTTAAATCTAATCCCTTGCTTATTTGTTTTGTTTTTTGGGGAATACCTAAACTAATTAAATTATAATCTTTTTTTGTTGATGGGTTATAATTTTTATAAACATTAGGATAAGCATTATGGTGGGGATTATTCCATACTGATATAGGATTTAAGTAATAGTATATAGTTGAGGTATCGTTTTTTCCAATATTCTTATCAGGTAATTCTAATAATACTACTATCTCATTACATAGTGGAGGATTAGAAAATTGTGGAAATAAAGGACGAGCAAATAAATTTTGTGAGGAAGCTGAAGTATTATTTACTTTTTCAAAATAAATAGTACCTATACTAGTCCACCCACCTAACTTTGTAAATTTAGGGTGTGATTCATCTAATATTATATCTACTACTCTAGCAGAAACAATTTTGATAGATTCTTCATTATCCATACCCCCTAAATCCTTAAAAGATCCTAGGGCTTTTTGAATTCCACTTGTAAAATAACCAATACCGTTTTTAAACATTACTCTTTATTGTTATTTTTTTCAAAGTTTTCATTAAGTTTATCTAATTCAGCCATTAACTCAGCTTTTTCTTCATCTGTAATACCTAATGAATCTTCACTTGAACTATTATTAAGCGCACGCTGTATTATAGTTGCCATTTTAATTAATTGTTCATCGTTACGAACGCCAATTTCCATGTATTCTTTAATAAGTGGAACGATTAAAGTAGCATCACCTATATCATTTATAAGTGGCTTTAGTTCAGAAATTAAACCAGAAATTTGTTTTTCTTTTTTTTTCTGGTTGTCATAAATTTCATTAAGTATATCAGAGAATTTTTTCTTTCCGAATACTACATTGTCTAGTGCTCCCATAATATTTTTATTATAAATATTGATATAGAGAGGGGTTAGAATCTAGTATACCCGTTTTCTAAATAAAATATATATTGTGATTTAAATATATCGTGAAGTTTATCAGCTATTTTAGTTATTTTTGGTGTTTTTACATCTACCATTTCCCTTATATAAATGTAAAGAGCTTTTTTATTAAATACTTCTAAATCCTCTCTTTTGCGAAATAGTTCTAATATTGCATCCGCTATTTGGGCATCATTTTTCTTTGGAAATAATTCAAATATATTTTCTGAAACATGATGTACAAATATATCTACATATTTATCTAAATCACTTTTTACTTTATCATCTCCTATATTGTAAGTATAGGTTGAATTTTCTTTAGTTAATTCATCAACTTCTACTTTTTTAATTTTTTTATTATAGTTTTTAGTATTGTAAAGGATTAGCCATCTTTTAACTATAGTCCCAAAATAAGAATATGCTTTAGCTCCTCTAGTTGGATCAAATAAATGCATTTTAGATAAAAGAAAAGTAATTATTTCATGTTGTAAATGCTCTAAATCCTGAACTTCGGTATGGTAGAATTTAAATGTATGAATTATGTTTTGAGTAAGTTTAAAGAAAGGATAATGAATGTGGGTTTCATATATCTTACTTCTTATTTCTGGATCAGGTTCATTATTGTACTTTACAATGTAGTCCTCTGTTTCTTGAGTAAAATAGTTTTTACTCTTTTTTCTTCTTTTTCTTGGGGCCATTATCATTTGTTGGTTTTAAATCGTGAAAGATCATTTTGTATTTTTTTTATTTCGTTAAAAAACCAACCTATTTCATCATCTCCTTCAAATATACCCTTTTCATCTATTTCATCTAAATGTTTTTGGGAACTATCTATTTGTTCTGAGAATTCATTTATAAACATATTTTGGGAAATAATGATATCCTCTGCTTTCTCATTTTTCCTCAAAAGGTTAAAAGTCGTATACCCTAAGATAACGACTAAAATACCTAAAATTCCAATTATAATTTCTAATATCATAAATTATCTAGCATGTTCTTTAATCCTGGGCTTTTGATGGTGTTGAGTGCTTTGGATTTTGAACTTTGTTTTGACTTCAAGGTAAACTGTTTCTTTTGCTCCTCCACATTATTTTCACCTTTTAGTTTTGGTAACCATTCTCTTTCAAACTCTATACGGGCAGACATTAAATCTGCCTGGTGTAATATAAAAGGAAGACAAGTACGTGGTTTTTGTTCTGGCATAAAGGCAAATAGATATTTTTTATTTGCTTCATCATATAAACCATCGTGGGTTTGAATAGCTAACATTTCATTAAAACTATAAGATACTCCATGAGATTGAAGTAAAAATAAACTTCTATCAGGAACTGAGGCAAAAGGTACCTTTTTATTAAACATATAATCCTCTCCTAATTTATCCTTTCTCCACTGGTCAGTCTGGGGGATGTAAGATTCATTTTCTTCATCCCCCATCTTCCCTAAGTCATGGTTAATAGCAGAGAAAACAAGTTCCTCTAATGTAAAAGTAGACATGTCTGCCTCTTCTTCTTTCCACAGTTCGTATTGTTTTAAAGCACAACGAACTACTCTGTTTACGTGTTCTACATACCCACCTGGGAAGGCGTTATGGTATTCTTTTTTATGAGCAGCGGGCATTAATATAATACGCTCCTCATACTTTTTATAAAATGAAATTAATTTTTCTTTTCTATCCCCAGTAATATGAATATTAATATTATTAAGAAATATTTCCCAATTTAATTGGATTTGCTCTGCTGTTAGCTTCATTTAATATTTATTTAATTCATTATCTGTGAAATTCTCTGCTTCCACTAAATCTTTAATATCTACAATATAACCCTGGGCTTTGATGATATTTGCCTTATAAGTTTCGATTGGGGATTGTCTATTAACTATTTGTTGAAGAGTAATTAATGTAGCTTCTAGATTATCTAGTTTTTTAGTAATTAAATTTCTATTTCTCATGACTTTTTTTTATTTATAACTTATTTAAATAGGGTGTTCCTTAACCCCTTTATTATTCCTTTATTCCCATCCCTTTTTCTTCCATTTTTCTTAAACCCTGTAATCCCAAGGTACATGAAATAATTTGGGGGGGCACGGAATTTTTAAATTTCTTTTACTAGTTTTTGAATTTTGTATAAATGTGCGCATTTTTCGTATTCTTCTTGTGATTCAAAATACCAAATAGCATTTTGTAGTGCCTTATTAAATATTTTTGGGTTAAAATTTAATATAGCTTCAATATGACTTTCTTTATTTATATCTATTTTTTTTATATAACTCCAAGATCTATTAAATATTGTAAAATCAGCTGCCTCCCTAGTTGAATCAACATTGTAAGTTGGTTCTTCTTTTTCTAAAAACTTTTGTAATTTTTGATGAAACACAAAATGATTAAGAATTAATTTAGTAAACATTCCAATTTTGGCAAATGGTGTTTTAATATAATCATCAAGAGTTTTCCTGACTTGAATGATTTCCTCTTTAGGAGAATTATCCTCAAATAAGTTAAATATGCTATCTTTATTTATTCTCCCTTTTTTCATCAATTATACATATGTACCTCGGGCCGGGATCGAACCGGCACGGGCCTTCAGCCCACAGGATTTTAAGTCCGGCGCGTCTACCAATTCCGCCACCGAGGTATTTTAATTATCCTAATTCTTTGAGTTCTTTTTCAATATCTTTTTGTATTTGTAAAAGGGTTTGATATTCTTTAATAACATCTTTCTTATTTGGGTTTTCTGGATGGTAATTCCATAATTCTTCCATTACTGTTGATGTTGCTAATAAATCACTAATTAATTCTGATTTTTGTAGATCTAATTTGTCTTGGTCTGTCATATTATTTAAATTTACTTCCTATTAAGTTAATTGTTTCTTTTGCCTCTTCCAAGCTAATTTGGAAAAATTCTTTACTGCTATTAACACGTTGTGCCTTTAATTTATGGTGTACTTCTCTTTCTACCATTTCACCATTAAAACATTGGTATGCCCATTCTACTTTATAGGGTAGGGCAACACCGGTTGCTGATGATATTTGTTTAGCTCGTTCTTCAGGTAATTTTTTAGTATAACCTATTTTTAATAACCCTGGTTGGGTTGGGTTAGATAAAACATATACCCATTGATCCCCATCACCTTTATCAGCATATAACCCATATTTTTTATCGGTATAATACGTTACATTTTCCCATCCATTCCCTTTTTCGCTGGGTGTTAGGGTAAAATATCTAGCATGTTCTAAATCCGTAT